CGCAACTTGGGGGGCTCATCCTTAGAGCCAGAGTCCACACTAAGGGCTACCTTTTGGGCAAGCGCTTCGTGCGTTTTAACGAGTTATAGTCCTCGGCGACGAAGCCGAGGTACAACTGTGACTCAATCTGGACAGGGCGATATACGCGGGTTGTATGCGCGTACGTCACCTTTGCGGTAAAGCTAGATGTCTCACGACATTTAGCAATGGCCAGATCTTGCCTTGTGGGCTCAAACTGGGTCCCGCCTATACCCCTGAGGGCTGGGTGGGACTTTTCCATTGTCGACGGGTCAAATCCCCCTTGGTCTTGGAGAAACCAGAGGAAAAGTGACCTCGGACCACGTAGTGCCCGCTTGCGCGAGCGAGGGCCATAGCAGTCGTACATCAACGACTGCAATCCAGCCTCGGACACAAACAGCCGAGAATTGCTGGTAGAGTACAAGAGACCTAGGCGGTGGGCATCGTGAGCGGTAATGAATAACCCGCTCATCGTATCCGAATTGATCGGAACGAGACGAAGGCCGTATGACACGGCAAGCTCAAGGCAGTGTGCCCAAAGCTTCTCACCCGGTACGGCAAGCGCCAGCAACCCATTAAGGTTGTGACTGAGTATAGCCCGCGTTGGGTTTGAGGAACCCGAACGCAAATAGAAAGGCGTAACCCATTTGCCATCGTACCAGTCGGCGCCGCAACTTTCGCGGAACCGACACTCAGGATCAACGTAAGATTTCTCCGTATTGATCTTGAAGCCTAGGAATCGCAGCAGCACAAGTAGGTCCTCCACCGCGGAGGTCTCGACGATGATGTCGTCACCATACACGCTGTAGCTCTGCGAGCCTACAGCGCGACATGCTGCTGTGAAGATGAGCGTCTCTAGGGGAAAGGTAAATCCATTACCCATAGACGAAAACTTCGCGTAGCGCAAGCTCTCGCCAGACACTCTCCCATAACTGGACCTAAGGTCCTGGAGGAAAACGAACCAGTCATCAGGAAGCAACAAAGCTACCGTGTTAATAGATAGCGTGTCACTTGCCATAGACATGTCTATGGTCGCGTACCCCCCATTTACCGAGCCCTCGCGGGCAAGGTTCTGGTTACGGGTCTGGTCTCTCAACGTGACACCCCAGCGCAACAACCGATCGGATATGAACGATCCGGCAGCGAGCTGAAGTGGCAAGCTGTGAGTTGGCTCAGCCGCGATCCCGCGGTGAGTCTTCCAGTTCTTCGGTACAAATTCGACACGGTTTGTAACAACCGGCCGATGGCGCCATACGTGGCGTTCCACTCCGAAATACATGAGGAGTGGATCGACGTACCGCAACGTGCTCGGAGGGCAAGATATCCTCCCCGTTACCTTAAGGGGTGGTAGAGCTCGCCGTCGGGCACGGTCCTCGGTAGCACCGCTGGTCACATGTACACGCCTCGGAAGGTCGTGCACACACTCCTTCACATCACCAAGCAACCAACGGATTTCCCGTTGCATAGTGGTGATCCAACCATAGAGGTGACCCTTTAGACGCTCTGGGTAGAGCGAATAGTGATCGATCCTACGATTGGTGATGCGACAGTAGCGTTCCGCGGCATGGAAGTTCTCCAATGCTTTGGTTACGCATCTGTCCTCATCTGCGAAGGCATCGTTCTTCTTGAAGAACGACTCAAGCTGGCGTAGAGCACGCCAGCCAGAGCTCCCGATTTGAAACTCCGGGAATGCCTGAACCAGCTCGGTCATCTCCGCGATGGAGCGTGACCGGCACCACCCGGCTATACGTCTCACGACGTGTTCGCCGAGAAGGTGGGCGCTGTCTTCAGCGTAAAGGCGGGCTATCTTCCATGTGGAGAATGGGACCATCCTGGTCCTCTGAGCCTGCCTCTGTCGTCTCTTTGGTTGCGGGGACATTGTGTTCTCCGTATTGAGACTGATCCACCATCAAGAGGTCCGTTAGCACATGGAGTAGTGCTTCACGAACTTCGTCGTCTTTCGTCCAACCACAGGTAGCGGTAGCGACCGAAGCCGCCACCACAACCCATAGGAGGGCTAACACGCCGAGTCTCACTTGATGTATGCCTGCGTGTTCACCATTGCGGTGAATTCATCGCTGGCAACGAGGTCACGGAAGACGGCCAAGGCCGCCGTGACGTCGGTGGAATCTCCGTTCACAGGATAGCGAACGGAAGCGCTGAAGGCAACCTTGGACTGCAGAGGGGAACCCTCGGCGTCCGTGGTACCGTAGACCACCGTAAGCTGGCTTTCTTGTACGCCAGTGGAAGTGGTCGGGACCTTCCGCTTCTGGATGACCAGTTGCGGGCTGAGCACCGTATGTGTGTTCAGTATGAACGTCCTTGCGTTTTCCCGATCAGAGAACTCGCTCAGACTGGTTGACATTGCTGCCATATTGGCTAACCTCCGGGTTAGTTAAGTGTGGTGGCTAGAACCGGATCCAGGGCTTGATGCCTTTCCCTGCTGAGATGCAGAGAGAAGCTAAGTCAGCGATCCTAGGACCCGTCAGCCGTACGTTTGTCTGCGGAATAAAAGACAAAGGATGGTCACTTCCGTAAACCAACCGTGTTTTGAATCGCCCAAAGGAGGTTGAATTCCCCGAGGCGACGGGGTTACTGGCGTATATGCCAGAACCGTCACCGGTTACGGTGACTTTGGCCCTTCCGCGCTCCTCGAATCGACATCCCAACGTCTGGTAATAATTCGTAGCACGGAGTGCTACATCCCAGGCCGACAGGACATCACCCACGTTGATCAACCAGTCTGCGACAAAGCTGAATGGAATTAGCTCCCAAGCAGTCTGCACAGGATTGACCACGTTGTTAAGGGTGGTGGCGTCGAATTGCGCGTAGGTTTTGACCTGGATACCGGCAGATCGTTCGATTGTCGTCGCCTTTTGATGGGTGACGAAGTAACCGATCGATTCCGGGGAAGAGCTCTCGCTCTCCTCGAAGTTCTCAAACGCCAACCCCTGCTGTATAAGAACAGTAGGTCGGAGCAGAAAACCATGGATGGCCTCGACATCGTAGCCGAGGATTCTCCAGCCGTATCTCCAGGAAAGCCATGCATCGCTCACAGCTTCCGCCGCAGAGCGATACCCCCCACGTGTAGCCCGACGGATCAGGTCTACCGTGTCCCTCACCACGCCTCCAACCATACTGAGCGTCTTGTGTCCCTCCGCAAGGGAGGTTAGGACGTCCAGGTCAGGCTGGCAATCAGCCAGTGATGAGATCCTTAGAGCGTTAATGTCGACGTCCTCAGTCATGCGACTGAATTCAGTCTTCATCGCTTTCAGCGTATTTGACACACCAGGTATACTCCACCTAGGATTCCAATCGTAGCGATACGATTTGGTAGGTGAGGTATAGGTGCCCCCATAACTGCCCTCGGACCTCACTTCCGTGTAGTCCCAACGGGTATAATACTTCGGTACGAGGAAGACCCCGTCACGAAGCTTCTGGTGATACTTCTCGGTAAGATCCGCGACGTATCGTCCGCGACGCATGCTTGCCAGAGCCTGATAGGGCTCCGGGTTGGCTGGCGGTGCGGAACCAGAGATATGGGTGTATATCTCAGCACAATCGGCCATCTGGTCCGGCTGAGAATAGTCTTTAATACGTGAAGGCAAGATACGCTCCTTTTATTAAGCGACTCAAGCCGCAGCTCTTGTTGCCGCTGTGGGTCCACTATGGCACTCGACCAGTAGCGTTGCGCTACAAACCGAGCCGGCTCCCCCT